GACTTGTTACCACCGCCACCACCACCACCAGCAAACTTGTTGAGGAGCAACGCTGCACCAATCGGCAGGAGCCCCTGTGCCGCGTTACCGAACGGGGTCGTGCCCTCTTCGTTCTTCTTGAACAGTCGACCGAAGCCCGGGATGTCTTCCAGCGCGCGTCGAGCACCTTCGGTGATCGCACCAACACCACGGAGTTCCTCCGGCACCGCAGACGGCGGGATAGGAACAATCGGTGGAGTGGTCGTGCCGGGGGGCGGTAGATTGCTAGGTGCAGGCCCAACGAGTCCGCTGTCCACCGACTCACCACCGATACCCAGGAACGCGCCAGCCTCCTTGCCCTTAGTCTTGATATCGTCGAACACATCACCGAAGCCCTTACTGATCTGTTCGGTCGGGCTCAGCGCAGAAATCGGCTGTTCAATAGCCGCGGTAGCATCGGAGATTCCTTGCGCCCCAACGGTGGGGTCGGCCCCAGTGAAGAAGTCGTTGACACCTGACAGGAATCCGTCTCCACCGAACAGCCCGGCGAAGAGGTCGTTTTCCCCTCCGAAGAGGCTACCAATCTTGCCGAAGATGCCGCTGCTGTCCTGAGCGAAGAAGTTGATGAAAGCGTCGAAGCCTTGGCTCAGACCAGTACCGATACTGGACAGGAGGCCACCGAACGAGAAGCCACCACCCGTACCAGTCTGGAAACGAGGAGCCCCCAGGAACGCGAGTGCGTTCTGCTGCTCTGCTGCCGTAATGCCAACGCCCTTGCTCTGCCCCTTTCCGATGTTGGTGAGGCTGGCTACCTGCTGCGCGGTAGCGGGACTGTCAGTGGCGGTGCCAATGGATCGACCGTTACCGGGCAGTCGCACCTGGGGCAGACCATCAACGATGTCGAGCGGGACACGCCCATCCCTCGTCAGCGGGATGACCGCTTCGTTCGGATGGAGGATCGCCGGGATCTCTGTTCGCCCGATGCCGAGAGCCTTGCGGGCCTCGCCGTCGGAGACACCACCGTTCGCGAAGCGAGGGATGCCACCAACCCGGGCATTGATTACACCGCCGATACCACCTACGGAGTTGAAGCCGTTGACTACGCTGTTGAAGGCAGTGTCGAAGAAGTCACCACCAGCAGTGACGCCCCTGCCTACACCACCAGCGGGACCACCCACAGCGTTGCCCGTACCAGTGAGGCCGGAGAGGTTACGGATCGAAGCGTCGATAGCGTTCAGCAGCCGGATCTCTTCCTTCTGCCCAAGCTGCGTGGGGGACTGGGTAGAGATCGTGTCACGCAGGATTTTGATCTGGTTGACCACCGCCTCTTGTGCAGTCTGCTCTGTACCACCGAGACCTGGGATCGCACCCAGGGTGCCCTTCAAGACATTGCGGACGCCCTGGCGCAGCAGCGTCGAACGAATGGTCTCACCCAGTTCGCGGAAGCTGAACTTCCCAGTCTCAACGAAGCCGACAAGCTCGTCCTCCAGAGTCTTGAAGGTGTTCTTGAACAGCTCCGCACCGTTCTCTGCGAACGTCGCGCTCTCCTCGATGAAGTCCTTCGCACCCTGAGCGAAGCCGCCGAAGAAGTCGTCGGCTGCAACCGAGGTCGCTTCTAGTGCATCAACAGCCATGAAGAGCTGATCGATCATCTCCTGAGTGACTTCGACACCAGCAGCGACAGAGCGATTGACTAGGTCGATACCAGCCTTCGCCTTGGCTCGCTCTTTGGTGGCGACCTTCGTCAGGTTGATCTCCTGCTGAATCTTGGCGATCTGGTTGACACGGAATCGCTCGAACGATCGCACTGCAGCGGCCTGCTTCTTGATCGCAGCCGCTTCCTCCTGTCGTGCCTTGTTCGCGGCGTCGATCGCCTCCTGCTCAGCTCGCTTCTCGTTGGCGAGCTTCACAATCTCAGCGCGCTGTTCCTTTGCCGCCTTCGTGACCTTATTGATCTGGACAAGATTCTTTTCTTGCGCCACCACCGCCTCTTCTGCGGCGGCAATCGTTTCGATATCGGTGCCTTCCTTGGCAGCGGCGAGGTTCGCGCGTGCGTCAGCGAGCTGCCTGTTGATGCGGTCCAGCAGCGAGTTGCCCTGTAGCTCAGCCTCTTCCGCTGCAGCGCCGCTGAAGCCAGCAGCCTGCATGATCTTCTCGATCTCAGCCGCAAGCTTCCCGCCTTCACCACCGGCGAACTCTGCCTTCAGAACCTTGATCTCGTCCTTGAGGTCGGTGATCGTGCTCGCACGTGTGCTGGTCTGCGAGTTCAGGATCTGGTTGATCTCGTTCGCATCAGTGACCGCCTGCGCCGCAGCTTCCTTCTGCAAGCGGTTCTTCTCATCGATGGTCTGAAGCTCGTCCTTGCGGGCCTTGATGTTCGCTTTAATCGCCGGGAGCTGTGCCTCCAACGCCCTCGTGGCCGCTTCGATCTCGGGAACAGCATCCACCAACTTCGGCAGTTCGAGCTGCTCGTTGGGGTCAGTGGGGAATGGATCGCCGAAGAAGGGGTCCGTGAGGTTTTGGTTGATCTGGGCTTGCCGCGCGAGGTTCGCCTCGATCTTGTTGCCGTTGGCTTCGATCAACCGCTCGATAGCGAGTTCCTGCGCTTCGAGGTCACCCAGCGTCGCCAGATCGTTACCTACCGCGCGATTGAACTCTTGAACAAGCTTTCTATTTTCCTCCTCAGTCTTGCCAGTCCCAAGAGCTTCTTCCGCTGCCTTCCGCGCCGCAGCGGTAACCGCGACACGAGCGAGGATATCCTCGGTCCCCTCCAGTGTGGCGTTGAGCTGATCGGCTGCACCGTCCGCGAAGAGGAACGCAGCGCCCACACCTAGCGCCCCAACGACAGCGATACCCGCTGCCGCACCAACGAGGTTCAACCCCGCGCTCGCGATAGTCACACCGACTGCGAGAATAGCGATGAGTGCAATCACAGTCTTGATGACCGGGATCATGTTCTTCATGACCGAGGCCCACTGCTGCGCGGACTCCGCTCCATCTTCCAACGGGTTGATCGTTCCGTTCAGTGCCTCGAAGAACAGACGGACATTGTCGATACCAGTTCGGAAGGACTTCGCGAGAGCACCCTGCGAGATGATGAACTCTTGGAACGCGGACTTCAGCCGGAGGATCGAGCCGCGCAGCGTGTCGTTGATGCGATCGGCGAATGCCTGGGCGATGCCCTCAGACTGGGAAATCTCCTCGTTCAGCTCCTTGAAGTTGTCGAGGAGGTTGGACAGCACGAGTGCGGCGGGACCACCACGCAAACCGAACGCCTCAAAGGCCTCGGACGCGCCGAAGCCGTTCTTGTTGAGGTCTTGGAAGATCTCGTCGAGGCTGCGGAGCCGCGGGTCGAGATCCTTGACATCCAGACCCAACCGACCGAACGCATCGCGTGCCGCCTTCGTCGGGTTCAACAGTCCAACGATCACACGCCGAAGACCCGTACCAGCGAGAGTGCCTTTGAGACCAGCGTCGGACAACGTACCGATCGCTGCCGCCATAGACTCAATGCCCTGGTTTGCGCTAGCCGCCGCAGGCGCAACGAACTTCAGTGCCTCGCCCAAGGCTTCAATGGTGGTGTTGGACCCCTGCGTGGTCGCAGTGAGAATGTCAGCGATCTTGCCCGCTTCACTCGCTTCAAGGTTGAAGCCGCGGATAGTGTTCGCGGTAATCGTGGTCGCCGTACCAAGGTCGGTCGTCGCCGCAATGGCGAGGTTCAGCGTGCCGGGAATCGCCGAGATGGCTTCCTGTGCGGAGAAGCCAGCCTGGGCCAGCAAGCGCAGACCGTTGCTGACCTCGCCCGCGGTGAACTGGGTGGTGCCACCGAGACGACGGGCTACGGATTCGAGCGCCTTGAACTGCTCTTCTGTCTCGCGCCCAAGCTGACCAGAAATCGCGGACAGCCGCGCCATCTGGAACTCGAACTCCTTGGCGACGTTGATCGCCGTCGAGAGTCCGACAGCGAAACCGATAGCCCCCAGTGCAGCGCCCAGTCGGAGTGCGCCAGTACGCATGCGGGAGAACGCAGATCGCGCCTCTCGTGAGAAGCGCACCATCGCCTTACCAGCAGCACGAGCCTTGAGTGCCAGCCGCTGCATCGCCGTAGCGGCTTGCTTGGCTTCCTTCTCCGTGCGATTCGCGGCCTTGGCTGCCTTGTTGATCTCGTCGGCAGCCTTCTTGATCTGGTTGGCGTTGTTGGTGGTGAATTTGAGGGCAAATACCAGTTCGCGCTTGTTCATCTGGCTGGCCCTCCCCTCTGAGGAGGTAGTTTGGGGGCGGCTGCTGCTGCCCTTCGACGCCGCTCCTCGGCTGCCTTGTGGTAATCCTGGGCGTCAGTGTGCGCGAGACCCACTACTTGCAAGGCTTCGATCAGCTTAGCAGGCTGATCGATCCACGTCCCTTCCTCCGTCAACATCCCCTTCTCCATATAGGAGCTGGACATGAAGATGGCGTTGAACCACTGGGGGTCGTCGAGGAAGGGGCGGCGTGGGCACCGGGTCACCTGCTCGTCATCGATGATGACTGGGTACGGAGTGTCCGTGTCACAACCCCACTGAGCCTTCAATGGGGCTGTGCACGTGTGGCACTCACGGTCTGGCAGCAGGTAGACCGCCAACGTCACCCTTCGGAGTTTTTTGACTCCGTCTCCGAGAGCGTGTTGACCTTGGTCAGCTCTTCGCTCAGCTCGCGGATCACGTCTGCATGGAGCAGATCCATCGAGTCTTCGTCGACCACCTTGTAGGTGCGACCGGCGAGCTGCTTGTCGACAAAGCTGAGCTTCAGCTCATTGCCTGTGTCGTCGGTGAACCCATCCCAGCTCTTCAGTCCGAAGCGCACGGTCTCGTACGCGGCGGCGTTCGGGCTGAACTCCGCGACCACCTTGTCCTCGTTGTCGGGGTCGGGTCGGAACTTCGTTGCCTGATCGCGCAGGTACACCTGCACGCGGGCGGTGAGAGTTCCGAGGGTGAAGACCGTCGGCGATGCGCCTTCGATCTGTTTGCCACGCTTGCCGTCCACAGCCTTCTCGAAGGCGGGGTCGATGGAGACACTGAAGTCTCGGGTGGCGTCAGCACGTAGTCCTACCAAGCTCATGGCGAAAACCTCCTGTTCGCGGTTGAGAGCAGAACTATCACTCTCGCACGCGAACAGGAGTTTGGCAAGTCCTGCTACTGCTTGTGGGGCTTCTTGGTCTTCTGATGAGGGAAGCACATGTCGCTCGTCCACACCTCGCCCTTGATGTCCTCGGCGGTCGTGCACCACGCCGAGATCGTGTGCCCAGGATTCTTCCCCGCCACAGTGGCCGAGAAGAGTACGCCCGGCTCAGTCACCGGCACGGTCACTTCGAGACCGTCGAGTGCAACGGTGCAGCTCGCGAGGTGCCCAGTCGGGAGGACCGGGTCGCCGTCGGCGTCGAACTGGGGTGAGCAGAAGCGAAGCTCGGCCACGAGTCCCTGCATCTTGAGCTGACAGCCGCTGAAAACCGGCGGCTCGCTCACGGCGTCGATGCATTCCGGGTCGACAGCCACAGCAGGCGTGGACAGGAGCGCCAGGATGGCGCTGAGAGCGAAGATTGAAAGGAACTTGGGTCGTAGTCGCAGCATGGTTGAGATCTCCTTGTACAGCCCATTCTACGGGCTCGGTGTTTGCCGGGTGCACACGCGTGCATTCGACACTGGTTGGTGATATCCATAGTACGTCAAGTACCAGTATGGATATGTGTCACCGCTCACAAACAAACAACCCGCCCAAGGAATATCCCGGGGCGGGTCGTCGGGTGAATCCCCTGCCGTGAGGCTAGGAGAAGGTGATTCGCAGCTCGTCGTCTCCGGCGGACCCGATGTCCGTGTCGGTGGCGAGTCGCATGCTGACATCGTACGCCCGGATGTCGTTCCGGTTGGCGTATGCCAGCGTGGTGTACTGCGCGTAGGGTGCCCAGAAGGTCACCACATTGCCCTGGACGGTGCCGACTCGAACGGAGAAGGACACCTTGGCCGCACTGGAGAGATTACCCCAGAAGGGGTGCGTCGCTTCCAGCTCGGTCTCGGGGTTGAACTGCGCCGTCGGAGTTCGACCGGTGATGATCGCGCCACCCACCGACTCGTTCTCGTTGATGCAGTCGCGAATGACCACGTTGTTCCCGATGTCGATCGAGAACGACTGGGCGCAGAGGTCGAAGTCGATGTCGTCTTCGCCGCCAGCGGCCACGAGGTTGGCGAGTTCCACCTGCGCCGGGATGGTCGTCTCGAAGACGGCACCAGTCGGGAGCGCGGTGTCTGTCGGATCGACGTAGTCACCCGTGAAGGTGAAGTTGGCGATCGCGAAGTTGCCCGCTTCGCCCTCGACAGTGAACGTCCCACGAGCGCCGGTCATGATGTGCCGGAGTCCGTCGAAGTACACGTAGAGGGTGATGCTCTCGAAGCCGGTACTCACCGGCAGGTACGAGGTGCCCGGAGGCGTCATGTTGATGATGAACCGATCACCAGTGACGGTCGTGCCGGTTGTGGTGATGGTGATCTGAGCAGACTCACCCAGCTCGATCGTCATCGTATCCGTCATGGTCTGGGTCAGCTCGGAGATCGCGGCCTGCGCACCAATGGCGGGAGAGGTCACATCGATGATCGACGCGCCGGAGGCACCACCTGTGGTCACTTCGATCTCGACCACGCGAGGCAGCACGCCTGCGTAGCCAGTCGTCTTGGTGTAGGTGAAGGGCGTCGAACCATTCACAACCACCAGTTCGTCATCGAGGATGGTGCCAGTGCCGGTCGGTACGAGCGTGGCAGCCATGCCACAGCCGCGGAGCAGAACATCGAGCGCGGGCTCGTTGCCTGCCATGCCGTCGATTCCACCGGAGTTGCGGACCTCGTGCGAGAAGGTCACGGTCGCGACCTTTCGTCCGGCCGCACCCGGGTCAACCGAGAGATGCTGCTTGGCGTTGTTCCGGTCGAGGACCGTAACGTCGGCGGTGAAGTTCGGCTCGGCAACCAGAAGTGCATCGGTTGCGGGCACGGGTGTCGGATCTACCCGGAACGTCATTTCGTCCTTGGCAAGAACCAGAGAGCGGTTGAACAGAATGGTCACGATGGATCCTCCTAACGAACAACCCGGCGTCGGTTGCCGCGTTCGTCGATGATGTATTTCCCGCCCGCACCGCGTTTCGCGACACCGGGCTCAACTCGGATACAGCCATAAACGACTTCGTAGTCGTCATCGCCGGTCCCAACAAGAACCTCTGCGGGAACCTCTTCCTCGTGAGCCTCGTGCTCAATTTCGACAACGCTCTCGGGGGCGTCGCCCTCGGCCTCGTCATCATACCAGTCTTTCGGGTCACCCATGGAGCCCCTCCCCAGTCGACATAGACGATACCTCTTCGCGGGGCATCAAGCCACCGTGGCCCAGGTACGTCAAACTATACATACCGCCGCGGGTCATCCGTGGCGTGCTTGTAGAGAATGCTGATGAACATGGCCCCGTTCACGATCTTGTCAGCGAACGAGTCCACGTCGATGGTGTTGCCCGTCTCGCGCATATTGACGGCGACTCCACCCAGCGTGTGGTCCGATCGGATGCGCCTCGCCATGTTCGACAAGATCATCGACGCCATGGTCGAGGGTACCTCGTCACGATTCAAGAGCATGTTGAACTCCATCGTCACTTGCAGGAACGCGTGCTGGGTTTGGATCTGGTCACTCTTCTGCTCGTCTGTCTCGGTGATACCCAGGGCGAATCGCTTCTTGGTCTCGCGCTCCGTGAGTGGTTCACGCTGCACCACTGACCACGTGAAGTCGTAAGCGTTCGGAGTCTCGAAGCCAGAGTGCGTACTGGTCCCTGTCGGCAGTCCCTCTTCCTGGGTAGCCATCAAGGTGCACAGATTCGTCAGTACGATTTCACGTGTGGAGTCAAGCATTAGAAGCTCCCGAAGGCGTTCGGATTGACAGTCTTACCCGTAACCGCCTTCGTGGCAATCGAAACAGCCAGTGCGTTTAGCACCCTGTCAACCAACGCAGGGGCAGCCTTCTTCAGTGTAACACCCAGGCCTAGCCGCCTCGGGATGCGTACCGTCTTCATCAGAATGTAGATCGGTACCACACGTCCACCCTTCTTGATGGCGACGACGAAACCACTACGGGTTCGACCAGTTCTTGAACTCTCCAGGGGCATCAGGAAGGTGTTGTTCCACTGGCGAAGACTGGGGCGCAACGGCACGCCGCGCGAATCCATAGCGGCAGGCAGCGGGATAGTCATGTACTGCTTCTTCGCATGAATCGTCCGTCCCTCTTCATGCGTGGTGAGATAGAACGGCCCACCGATCGTGCCAACGATGCGCCCCCCGGCGGTGACCTTGATGTCCCGTAGCTGGGTGGTGGCCTTCCCGCTTCGCTTCGCGAGCCTGCCAGTAGTCGGTCCAGCGGGGAGCTTCACCCCAGGCTGCCAGGGTGTGCTGTGTCGCTGCACCATCGCCTCGGCCACTAGGTTCAGATGTCGCCGAAGCACGGCTGCGATGATCGGGTTCACTTCCCTCACCGACACCGCTTGTCCCACGTCCTTGGCGAACGCGTGCAGGCCTTTCGCAGCCGACTCAAAGGTGCGGTTACCTTCCGGTCCATGGATGCGTAGTTTGAGATCGAAGAGTCCGTCGTTCGGCATTAGATTGCCGTTTCGGTCGAGATCTCCGGCTTGACCGCCATGGGCATGTAGCGCGCGTGCCCAAGGATGATGTCACCAAGCTGAGCCTCGATGTTCTGGGTGTCCTGGCGCTCCTCTTCCGTGCGGCGCGATGCGCGCGGGAAGTTGTTCATCTGGTCGAGCCGCCTGGAAACCTCCAGGGTCGCCAGCTCAGAGAGCCACTGTGGGATCCCTTCGTAGATCTCGGGGCTGCCACCGTCAGTGACGAAGCCCGCGGTGTACTCAACTCGAACGTACAAGCCACCCATGGCGTAGTCAGAGACGTTCATCTCTCCACGCTCGTGGTTGAAGCGCACGAAGTTATCGCCGCTGCCGTTCACATCCTGAAGGTCGACTCGCACACTGTCAGCAGTGGCGTCGTTCACCTTCTGGAAGGAGTTTGCAACGAATACGTTGATGGTCTCCCCGCTGTCGACGTTCCCTCGACTGAGCTTGAAGAACTGGACAACCCTGCCCTTCCCCGTCTGCAGCGATGTATCGACATAGTACTCGTCCACCACGGTCACCCGTGTGAAGTTGTCACGAAGCCGAGACGCCAGACTTTCCGTGGCTGTGCGGATCGCCGATTCCAAGGACTCGTTCACGTCCTTGATGTCGTCGTATCCCAAGTCGCCACGGAGGTCTGCTACCGAACGGAGAACGGACATGGACTAGACCTCGGTCTGGGTGTCACCCTTGCCGGGCTGCCCGTAGGATCGCGGGCCGTTGATGGAGTTGTTGCTCATGTCGTTCGAGGCTTCCGCCTCTTCGACTGCAACCGGCTCGACTGCAACCGGCTCGGGGACCGCAACCGGGGCTACCGGCAGGGGCTCTTCGGGCCGAACGTCAACCCAGTACTTGCTTCCGACGAAATGGTCGCGAAGCTCGCGGTTGACCAGATGATCCTTGACCTGACGGTTCTCGTCGAGTCGCTTGTACAGGATCCCGCGGTAGTGATACCGCGCGACCGACTTCAGACGCACTGCGTACATCGGGGTGCTCATGGCTTCATGCCTCCTTCGCCCGCCTGGGAGTCATTCCCAGGTGGGTTGGTACCGGCAACTTTAGCGCAAGCTGCGCCGGAAGTCCCTGTGGCACTTGACGCACCTCTGGGCCAGCGCCCAGGCGCACTCAGGGCAGTGGTATTCATCGGGCTTGGGCAGGGAATGGGACGCCGCCTCAGTCTCAGCCCGCTGGAGCCGGGTCGCCGCGAACTTACAGCCACGGACCACCTGCCGGACCACTTCGAGGAGCCGGGTGAACTTCCTCTCTGTCGGGTAGCAGTCCTCACAGCTCACTTGCAGTCGTCCCCAGTGAGCTTTCCCTCGGCGCAGAGCTTGGCCTTGAGCTTGCGCTCCGCTTCCTCGACCGTCTCCTGCCGCACGTGGATGTCTGTCAGCGTCTTGACCGCCTGCTCCAGGGTCTCGGTCTTCTTCTCGGAACCTTCAGCCGATGCAGAGAGGTCTGCCAGGAACCAGATACCCGGCACCACCACCGCAGTGAACCCGATGATCGCGACCAACGATTTCGCAAAACTCATGATTTCACCTCACCTGCAATCGGCCGAAACGTGAAACGAAGAAAGCCCGCCACCTTTCGGCAGCGGGCTCTCAAGATTGACCAACTCGACCGGTTCTACCCGATGTTGTTGTACGCCACTGCGGCTTCGGTCTCTTCGACCTGAACCGCGACACGCGCGGAGAGGACGATGATCAGCGTCCGAGACGTGATCTCCTTGTCCCACTCCAGATGCATGGCGCGCTGAATACCCCAGAGGAGGTTCAGCGGGTTGGTGAAGAGCCCCTTGGAGGCGGGCATCAGCGAGACCGGACGAACCGGCACACCGAAGGCGAACACCTCGGGGAGACCCTGCAGAGCACCGTCACCGACGGCGGTTGCGCGGTTGGCAACCGTGTCGCGGTACTCCGTCTCGTTGTCGTGCGACACGAAGTGGCGCATGGCATTGCGCTGTCGGAGGTACTGGTCGGGCAGCGTCTTCACGCCGTCCTTGAAGATCTCCTTCGAGATCGTCGCGCCAGCCGCATCAGCGATGTTGCCACCGTCCTCGATGAGCTTGATGTAGCCGTCCTGCAGCGACAGGAGACCACTCGCGAGACCGGTGTCTCCGTTGAGCGCCATGTCTTCGAGATCGAGAGCGGCGCGCTCCGACATGAGCGTCAGGATGGTGTCGACGAAGCCGCCACCCGCGGCGGGGTTTCCGCCTTCCTGATGCGTGCCGATGTTGCCACGCTCGATGTTGTCCTCGATGACATCGTACGGAATCCGTACTTCAGCCATGACCTCGGACGTGTTGAGCTGGATCTGCTCGGTCGTCGGCGAACTGCGATCGGCCGCAGCGAGAGCAGCGCCGGGAGTACCCGCACCACCGGTCGTTGCACCGGGCTTCATGATCGCCGAGGCGAACTGGATCTTGTTGATGTTCCGCTGCGGTGCGGACATCTCGACTGTGCGCGCGTCACGAAGGATCGTTGGTTCCTTGATCAGCTTGCGAATGAACTTGGCAGCCTGCTCCGGGTTCAGAAGACCCTTGTTGGTCAGGTCGTTCAGCTCGAAGTCGGCCTTTCGGATGATTTCGGCGTTTGTCGCCATGATGACACCCCCCCAGGTGTGGTTGACGGAGAATATACTCCGTCGAAGGTTTCGCGTCTACTCGGCCCGGAGCCGGTCCCATCCCGTGTCGAGAAACTCGGGAACGGAAGCTCCGTTGCTCTTGCGTGCCAAGGCCTCGGGGTCGTCCTGCGGGCTGACATTCGCCGTCCCGTTGACGTTCTCCTCGGTCTTTACGACTCGCTCACTGAGCGCGGCCACCTGCGTATTGATTCCTTCGACGGCATCCTTCAGCGTCTTGCTGATGGTCGCCAAACCAGCGGCGATGCCGTCGCTGATCTGCGTCTGGATCTCTGAGGTGTCGCTCTCGGTCGCTGCGGGGGACTTCCCCTCAACGCCTTCGCCTTCCTGGCCTTCGTCCTTCGCGGCGACTTCCGTCGCCTCGCTGGTCTCTTCGGTCTTCTCGACCGGCTCGTCTTCCTTGCTCAGCGAACTGGACGAACCTGAGACCGCCGGGGCTACGGCGACTTCCTCGCCTCCCTCGGTCTGGGTGCCGTCCACGTTCGTGATGCTCGGAGCACCGACGCTGTTCTCGGGTCCAGTCTCGATTCGCATGGTGAAGTTGACCACGCTGCCCTTGGTGGCAGTGATCAGATCAGCCAGCTCTTCGTTCGTCGAGTGGAGCACTGCGGGGTCGAGCTTGAATGCGGTCTCGGGAAGAGCCGCCGTCATGTCTGCGACGTGAGAGCGGAACTGCTTGACCGCGGTGTCGATCGTGCTGCCCGCAACACCGACATCGTCGGCCTCGAACAGTGCGTTGAACACGGTGTCTCGGAGAACGGTGAGAGCCATGTCGAAGCCGGGCAGGAACCCGTTCTTCTGGAGGTTCTCATCGAAGGAGGTGCTGTCGCCGAACGGCTCGAATCGCTTCAGCCGCACAACGGCGCTGAGGCTCTCATCGAACTTGACGATGACCTGATCGGCCTGTCCCAGCTCCGTGTCCTCCTGCTGGAGATACGCGAGCGCGCCGTCGATCTCCTGCTTGAACTCGGTGGAGAAGCCCGCCGCTTCGATTCGCGCGGTACCGGCCTCGGACTCCGAAGGGACAACCACCGCCAGAACTGCGGGCTTGGCCTCTTCGATCTTGAACACGTTGCGGAAGTTCAGCATAGGGTTCCCCTCTTCGCCGTCCTGCTTGACGATCTTGAACGGTTGCATGTTAGCACCACGAGGAACCAATGACACATGGGTCGCCTCCGCGTCGTGCATTTCGCGAGCTTTGACTCGTACCTTCACGTCAACCTCGACTAAAAGCTCTGGTCATTTGCCACGCCACCCGCGACTTGTGAGCCGCGCCCCAGCTCTTCCAAAAAGCTGAAGCGGTGGACGTGTCCTGTCGGTTCCCCATTCGGGGGCTGCGTGACCGTCGCGGCCAGGATCTCATGACTATGCCCTGCGCTCACGTCCGTCTCGCCTCCGATGATGTCACCGACATTGGAGAATCGTAGGGTGTATCCGTGCGTGTGTCCAGGCTCCCCCTCCAGGGCTCCGGTCGGGGTGTCTGTCTCGCCTCGAACGATGCCATCGTCAGGGATATCGATCTCCAGAATCTTCTCTCGCACGCGTACGTTCGCCTGCATCGAAAAGCCGTTGATCTCGCCGGACTTCACAGCCTCCCACAGATCATCGTTGTCCACGTGGACGGCGACAACCCAGGAGTCCTCGATGAAGTCGGGGTCACCCTTGCGAGCGACGAAGCTCTCTACGACGTGGCACTGGTAGGAGGTGTCGTTGTCATGGCGGACATCGACTTGGTCCGTCAGCCCGTTCGCCAGGAACTCGTGGGCCATCGTCCGAATCGTCTCCACCGTCATGAAGTCGTCCTGGGTGTCCAGCACCAGGGGCGAATAGACTTCGGAATAAACGAGCCGTAGCTCTTCGTTCGTCTTCTTGACCGTGAGATGATCGTACTGAACGGTCTTGTGAACCGGGACGATCGTGGAATCCGGCACTAGCACCTTGAGCACGTCGAGCGTCGAAAGCGACATGACGAACTCTTCGGCGCTCTTCTGTAGCTCGGGGCTCGGGTCGCCCACTGCGACCATGGCGGCTCCGACTGCTGCGGCGCGAGCACGTGAGTCGGGGCCGTTGAACGTGAAGCCGTCCGGTCCCCATCGGTGACCGTGCGGTGTTTCTTGAACCATGGAATCCCCCAGATGCACATTGTGCACCTGAGAACTTTAGCACGCCATACGGACTGCCTTCCACCCTGGTCCCTCGTAGTAGTGGCGGTACATCTTTCCGTACTCGATCCAGTACGGATCGTCGTGGCAAGATGCCCTGTGGGCGTTCTGTGCTTCGAGTCCCCACGTGCGAGCGTGAGCCCACTCGTGGATCAGAGTTTCGGTCGCTTCTGAGAGGGTTCGGCATCGCCGCTTGGACAGCAGGATCTTGAATCGCTTGCCTTCACGCACGCAGTAGCCGTAGATGCCCATCTCGATCTCAGACTTGGAGCAGTCCTTCAGCTCGCTGCGATCGTGGGCGAGCTTCGGCTTCCACACCACGTCCACGGGGTACGCCGTCGGGTAGTGCTCTTCCAGCCACGCGGTGACTGCCTTCACTCGGACTGCTCTGGTCTGGGCCATGGACACATGGTCGCAGATCGTTGGACGTTCCCGCGACGTGGAACCAGCACAGGGCTACGTCAACCTTTGTGAATAGCCAACGCGCCAAGCATCATGAGGGAGATGCCGACGAACCCGCCCCAACCGATGGGCTCTTGAGCGAAGAAGTGGGCGGCGGCTCCGCGCAACACGGCGTTAGTCAACGAGAACACCACCCAAGCCATCAGCCAAGATGGTGCCCAGTTGAAGACGCAGTAGAGGCCCACTTGGGCAACGGCGATGAGGGGACCAGTCCTCATCAACGTGTTCAGGAGTCCCGTCTCGGAGGTTCGGTTTAGGAACTCAACTCCGATCAGTGTGCAGGATGTCGCGAGGGACACCAGCACCCAGACCCACCACACGGGCGTCACGAGTTACGCGCTCGGTCCCATGCTTCGTTCGTTTCGTCCACTGACATCTTGCTGTCGTCGGACTTGAAGTCGTCCCAGCAACTGGAGCAAAGGCCTTCCTTGAACTCCTTGCGGGAACACTTCGGCATGGAACAGGAACGGGTCACGCCGCGCTTGGTCGGTCGATCGGGGTTGCCACCCGGGATCGGCTCGCGGTCAAGAATCTTCTTCGTACTCATGTCAGTTCCTTTCGCCCGTGCGTCAGCATGACGTAGCGTCGCTCGGAGGGCAGGTATTCAAGCCACTCGTTGACCCAGGGACCGCGGAACGATAGCACCCAGGCGCGGCCGGAGACCTTCACCATGTGGAAGGTGTCTTTGCGAGTGATGAACGGCATCCAGCTCGCCTCATGAACTTCCGTCTTCCCACCGAGGTGGTACTCGATCAGCTTTCCGCGGAGCACCCACGAGAAGCAATCGAATGCGTGTGTGTGGTAGGCGTCGCGACTGCCGTGATCGAAGCGCAGCAACACCGCGCTGAACAGGCGTTTGATCTCGATCGCGAAGAACCCCCAGACCGTGGACTCCACCCCACCATCTTTTCCCCAATGCATGAACCTCACCCTAGATACTCCTTTGCTGCATCGAGCAGCTTCGCGCTGTCCTTGAAATTGCCCAGTCCCAGGTTGCAGCCGCGGCAGAGAAGCCCGCGCACCACCCCGGTGTCGTGGCAGTGGTCAACCTGCAGCGTGGCCTCGTTGATTTCGTCCTGGCAGATCGCACACGCATGGTTCTGGCCTCGCAGCATCTCTTGCGTTTGCTCGGGGGTGATGCCGTACTTGTGCTTTCGCGCCGCTCTGGCCTGCCGCCTGGGGTCCGCCAGTCTCCACTGCTTCTGTCGGACACGCGCCTGGGCTCTGTATTTGTCGGTGTCTCGGCGCGCACTATCGCAGGGCTTGCAATACACCCAGAGCCCGTCTTCGTAGTTCTTGTTGCGGGAGAACTCGCTACGCGGCTTCTCCACTTTGCACGTCGTACAGACCTTCATGCTGCCATCAGCCAAGGAGCTGCATTCCACGTGCCGTCCGGCAGGATGTTGATGAGCTGTCGCTTGCCATTCGGGTGGATGATGGCGTGTGTGTTCATCCAGCTCGACGGTCCCTTCGTGTATTCGAGGGACAGATAGGTGCTGGTACCAACTTGGTAACAGCCACGCGTGATGCCCGGCGAGTGCGAGTGCCCGATGATCGAGCGCACTCCGATGTCAGCGAGCACCTGCCGTGAGCCCCAACGTCCGTTCGGTCCAACATCGCCATGCATGGTGATCAGGATGCCCTTGATCAGCACGGGCTCGTCGCGCCCAGGGAACATCGTCTTCGTTTCCATCTTGCCCTTGCACCAGAGAGCGAAGGGGTCGGGCATCTGCATCTGGCGTTCGGTCATGCGTACTTCGCTCAGCACGGCTGACATCATCTCGTGATATAGCTTCGCGTTCCACGGCTCGTCAGCGATCTTCACTTCCTTCAGCCAGCGGGCGAAGTGCTCGTTGTGGTTCGAGGAGACGACGACGTTCGTGCAGTCATCGGGAGTGGTGCCATCGATGAACTCGCGTGTGGCGTTCAGCTCATCCTCGATCCGCTGCAGCCCCCACTCGTGCTTCGCATACTGAGTGAACGCATTGCGCTGGTGGTGGTGCGAGATCGAGTACCCATCCAACACGTCATGGATGGCACGAATCTTCGGCCGCAGCACACGGGAGATCGAGTCTTCATTGTCGAAGGTCGCTTTCCGTACCACTTCCGAATGCCATAGAGCATGCGAGTCGCCCGTGATCAACCCCTCGACTCGGATGTTATGCTTCGACTCCTTCGCGCTGTAGTAGCGGTCGAGGTCGAAGAACGCGCCGTTCTCCTGCATGGCGACGTGACGCAGATGGAAGTACTTCCCCTGCTTCTCGACCACGTTGAAGCCCGGGGTGTGATGGAACTCAGCTCGGGCACCGGCTCGGGTCGTGCTGTAGTTCTTACGCGACAACGAACCAGTCGAGTGCAGGATCACCGGTAGCTCTGCCTGGGGAGTCGCTACCGTCTGCATCGCAACCTGGGAGTGACCGATGATGCAGGATTGCCCCTGCGACATCGGCTGGAACCCCGACAGCGGGTTCACAGCCGTGGCCTGCACTCGAACGTGGCCCATCACCTTGAGCTTGGGGTGCAGAGGGATCTCAGAGTCACAGAGGTACGGGACCACTTCCTTGGGCCACCAGTAGTCCTCTTGTGCACCGAAGCCAGTCGGGTTCTTGTACCGAACCGGGATCACCAGAAGCTCTGCCTCATTCTCATCGCAGTATCGCTTCACTGCATCGAGCTTCGGCATGTCGATCTTGGTGTTGTTCTGGGCGCACGTGACGACGAACCGCTCACCCTTGGCTAGAGCCCGAACTTCCTTGGCGCTCTTCTCGAACACCAGTTCGGGCTTGCCCTTGAGGAACTCGTCCAGTTCCTTCTGCTTGGCGGCGGGGTCTATTGCCCGCGTGCGGCTCTTACCGGCCACGTCGCTGAGCCCTTCCACGGACACAATTCTGGATGTGGTTGTACAGAGCAGTCTCTCCTCTCGGGAAGTCGAAGTTGTCGACTAGGAACCGATGGAACGCAGCCAGACTCTGCTCGGTGTCACCAACATCCTGAGCCTTTGCGAACGCGACTATAGCGTCCTTGATTGGCTTCGGTCCTGAGCACGTCTCACACCTCATGCTTCGCGTCTTGGGACTTTTCAGGAAATCACTCAGCGCCTTTGCGCTGGTACTCTTCTTCGCAGCCATCCACCACCTCTTTGTTGTGTTCCCCTTACCACCACATCGCAGAGTAGGGGAACGTGAGTACGAATGCAAATGCATTCGTGAGCGTCAATCGGAACGACTACCTGTTGATCCTTCGGTTCGTCAACTCTTCATCGCTCACTACAACTTCACGAAGCGAGTAACTCCCGCCTACGTCAAATGCACGATTGACAACCCAGCCCTTCACCGTAGCCAGTCTCTTCGGTCGCCACCCAGTCACCAGTCCTGTTGGATCGATGATCATGAGTCCCGCCTCCATCACCATGACGACTGGCACCACCCCGTCGCCGTTCACCTTCTCCGCTAGTCCCATCAAGACGCGCACATCAGCAGGCATAACCTCGTCGCACAACCACATCGTCATCATGCACGCACCGAACGGAGAGAGATGATCTTTCGCCATCGTCTCTTCAAACGTCGGCCACTTCTCCTCGACTGGGCCGGGACGCTTGCGGTAGATGCTTCTCATCTTCACGTGCACCCGGAAGCACATGCGGTAGATGTTGGCGAGCAGGAATCGAGCCGCATCGGCCCACAGAGGGCCAAGCATGTCCAGTTCCGTCTCTTCCTCTTCGTTCGTCGCCTGGGCCTCTATCCAAGCACGGATGTACTTCTCGTGCTTGTCTACGCCCTCGTGGGCCTCAAGTCTCCAGGCTTGCATGACCGGACTTCGCAGCGTCAACCACTGCCTGGGCTGCCGTCAGCTTGGCTTCCGCCGCACGCACCATCTTGGCCTGCCGTTCCGCCTGCGCCTTGCGCGCCCGGAAGATCGCCCGCTTCTGTCGTCGGATCAGCCGCGCCTGCAAGCCGTCGACTGCCGCTCGGTTCTTGTGGTTCGGGTTCTTCGTGCACAGCATGCGCGCGACCTGATACTCGGTGATCAGAGACTCGTCGCTCTTGCGCCTCACCTCTGCTTGCTTCGGGTGCACGCCGCCGCGAGTGCTGAGGTTCCCAACCGTCTGTCCGCGATTCGACTTCTTCATCTACTCCTCCAGTGCTGCCATCCAAAGTGTACGCCAATCGTCTTCACCGCACCTCACGGTGACGTTGGCGCGCATGTACTCCACGTGTGCACGCATGTGCACCTGCCGGTGGATGTTGCACCACACGGTCGGCTCGGGCACCTCGACCACCGGGAGGTAGCCGTCGTCATCGGGATCGTAGGCTCCGATGTTCTTGTGCCGGAGCCTGTCGAGTGACTTTGAGTACGCGACGATCGAGTCGTGGTTCCACACCACGCTCGCCTTCTTCAGAGCCGCCTCTAGCTTCTTCTGGGCGCGACCCAGGCCAGCGTTGAAGCCCGTCTTGAATTCGTTCGCGATCCGCATCTCCATCACTTTGTTTTCCAAGCTCACATCAACCCCAGTGCTTTCTTCTCGGTGTCCGTGAGCTTCGCCAGAGCCCGGTTCGCGAGAGCGACCGCCTCTTCCTTTTCCTTGTCGCGCTGACGGCGGGACTTGTCGAAAGCGTCATGCTCCCGGCCCCACTTCAGAACCCAGGGCTCGAATGCTTCCTCCAACTCGTGGCGAGTCTTCAGGGTCTTCATGCCCGCCCACAGCGCGCACGCTACGCGCGTTGCCATGTCGAGGTTGCTGGCGTGCTCGCCATAACGGATGGCGTTCTGCTGCTTCTCCATCTCGGCGCATTCGCCGGGTGTCGGTCCTACGCAGGGCATCTACATGTCCTCCTTCGATCGGAAGCCGAGGAACACCGGGAAGCGAGGCTTGCCCTCGTCCTTGGCTCCTGCGGGCTGGAACTTGTACTTGACGATCTTGCCAACCGGCTGGCTCTGCCAGAACATCAGCCGCTGCGCGGCGGTGTACCCAGTGCCGATCTCGAACTCGACCCCAGTGGTCAGGTCGCGCACAGCGAACTTGCCCAGGCTGCCCTTGCCAACCTTGCCCTCCTTCGCGGAGCTTCGCTCGGTGCGACCGAGAGCATTCGTCTTGGCGGGGTTCAGGTTGGCCTGCTCCTCGATGCATCCGAGGATCTCAGCCTCACTGTCCTCGAACCGCTTGAGCTTCAGCATGCCCTGCTCGTTCTTCGTCGAGCGGCCGAACTTGTACGTGTGGTTGGGGCAGCGCGTGATCACGCCCTCGAAGCCATCTTCGAGGCACTCGATCTCGAACTCCAGAAGCTCTTCGGGAGTCTCGCAGATGCGCGGTCGCACGAACTTGATGAAGCTCGGCAGACCCTGCGCCGTTTCCGCGAGAACCTGCAGGCGCTGCACGTAGGTGCCCTTCGCCATCCACAGGTCGAACACCCAGTACTCGAACATGGGCTCACCAGTGCGCTTCATGACTGCACTGGAGACGGTCCCGAAGTCCTTGGCCCCAGGCACCATCAGCTCTCCGTCCAGACCCTCGACGCCTAGCATCGTCAGAGTCTCGCGGATGTGGATGTTCTGGATGTCCTTCAGGGTGCGAGACTTCGGTGCCCCGCCCTCCATGGTGAGACAGCGGATGCCATCGAACTTCGGCGTCGCGATCAGCGGGAATCGCAGGATCGCGAAGTCAGCTTCGGTGATGGTCTTCGAGCAAGCGAGCATGGGTTTCATTCTGTGTTCTCCGGGTGCTGTGTGTGGGAAACGGTGATCGTGTGATCGACGTTCTTCAGGTTGCCCCGAAGAGCGATAGCGAGTTGCTCGGCGCAGTAGACGGAGCGGTGATGCCCACCCGTGCAGCCGAAGCCGATGCGGTACTGGAAGCCGCCGTTCGTGCGGCGCGCCTCGTTCTCGATGCCAGCCTGGGCGAGGTGCGCCACGTGGGTGACGAAGTCGCGAACCTGGGGGAACCGCGCGAACCATGTCTTGACCGCCTCGTCTGTTCCGTTGAGGGGTCTGAGGTCGCAGTTGCGGTAGGGGTTCGGGAGGAAGCGCGCGTCGAGCTGTAGGTCGCTCTCGTAGGACGCACCGTACTTGTGTCCAAAGCTGAAAATCGTGATGTCCATAGCGGTAGTGTAGCTCAACTTCCTTCGTTCGTCAACGTATCAAGGTCTGCGCGCTTCTGCTCGATCTCCGTCAATCGGCAATCGAAACGGTAGAGGCGCTTGCATGCTTGGCATTCGAGGTGCATCGCACCATCGATGATGAGGTCGCCCTTCGGCCCACCCAGGGCGAGCTTCCCGCACTTGCACTCGAACCGTGGGAAGCTCCCCTGGTATTTCACTTGCAGCCTCCGCAGTCGACCAGCATGCCCTCGGGCGTGAGATCCTTGCCCGTGTCCATGCAGACTTCGCAGGTGAAGCCGAAGTCCTGGGCCACCGGCTCGGGAGTCGCCATCTCGATCGCCTCAGCGGCCTCTGCCGCGAGATCGATGCCTACGATGACCGCCGGTGCCTCTTCGGCCTCGATCGGCTCTGTGAGGCCAGTTGCCGCCACAGCCTTCGCGAACCCCTGGACGCCGGTGACCGCGGTGCCAGTGGCCTTCGCCAGCTTCTGCATCTGCTCGACCGCGTCGCCCATCTCGATCCACTTCGAGGGGCTGGCCTCGACCTTGAACGAGTCGGGGTTGGCGACCTCCACCACGTTCTGCTTGGTGGTCGGAGAGAAGAACGTGCCGGTGCCAGCGGGCTGGAACGTGGCGTCCGCCGGGATGGTGACGCCAGCGGCCTTGGTGGCCTTCTTGCCCCAGGGCAGATCGAACTTGGAGGCGCACACCGGCCCGTAGCCCATCGCCTTGCTGTCGACCGTGTCGATCGCCTTCGCGCAGAAGCAGCAGTGCATGGTCGAGAGACCGTAGGCGGTACCCATCTTCGTGGGGTCTTTCGCGAACTCGACCACGAACGCCTGGATCTCGGTGCTGGCCTTCGGTGCCGGGTGATACACGCCGTCCTCGATGCGCCCGTAGTAGTGCGACTGCCCGTACGCGCCACCGCTCGTGATCATGACCTGACCCTTGAACTTCGAGGCCTTGCCAGCGATCTTGAAGCCGACGCGCGGAGTGTTGGGGCTCTTCTCGGAGGGCTTGAACTTGATCTGCGGGCGCTTCTTGCCGCCCTTGGCGAAGACGAAGTCTTCGGCCTTCTTCAGCATCTCGTAGAGCGCGGTGCCCACGATGTGGTTGAGGGGAGGAGCGGGAGGCGTGCTGACCACGTCCTTGAGTGCGTTCGCCAGCGGCGTCAGAACGACGTTGCCCGGGTTGATCACCGACTGCGCCTTCTCGGCGTAGACGCGAACCCAGTGCTGCTGCTTGGGGGAGTTGGTCCCGTACTTGGCTTTGCCAGCCAGGAGGGACTTCACGAAGCCCTGGGACTTGAACGGGATCGCGTCCATAGCCGCGGGGTTCTTGAAAACTTCGTACGCTTCTTCGATTGAGATCTTCGGGTCTGCCATGTCAGTCTCCTTCAGTGTGTTCTCAGATTAGGAGAAGGAACCGCGTACGTCAAGGCTTTCTGCGAGATTCTCTGTGCTCGCGGCACTCCTCAGTATGAGGAAACGCTTTGCGTGCGAGCCACAACAGCCAGAGTTGCACACCGGCGAAAGCCACAAGAAAGAGAGCCAGGAAGGAGAATGCGTTGTCAGCCGCGTCCGATGCCCGCCGATTGAACCTGCAGCCAGGGCAGCCGGGGCGGTGCATGGGGCATCTCCTAGTCCTCGTCGAGTCTCCCTACGATAGCCTGTGCGCCGTCGATCAGCTCGTTGAGGTTCTCACACCTGGGGCACTGGTCTGGCGTGCAGCAACAGGGCACGTCGTCGGTGGCTAGTTCGCGCACGAAGTCGGCGATGTCGTCGTCGATCGGCTGGATGCTCACGCGTGCATCGCGGATCTTCTCTTGCAGCGTGGCGACTTCGCCGTCGTCCAGGGGCGGAAACGAATCTCCACCCGTCGCCGTCTGCACGAGATGTGGGCTCGGCCGCGTCGACCGAGACCAGAGGCTAAGTGCGGCCCGAATCGTCGCTAGCTCACGAGGTTCGAGGATCTTCATCGGGCGTGTGCTCCAGAGCTTTCTTGATGAAGGGCGCGAACAGCTCACCATAGAGTGGCCTCACGTACTCCCTGGCACAGAGGTCGAGCGCAGCCGCCGCGCGTCGCGGGTCGAGGCGATCGTCGAGAGCCATGACCTCTTCCACCGACACGAGGAAGAACGGCTTCACACCGTTCTGGTTCAGCAGCGCGAGTGCGTGCTTCACACGCGAGCGACGCATCGCCTCGTAGTCCATCTCGGTCATGCCGCGGTCGTCCACGGGCGTGCCTTCAGGAATCTCGATCGGTTTGTCACTCAGCGGAGAGTTAGCCATGTCGGCCTCCAAGGAACCTCCGCAAGCGGAGTTCCGATTCTGCGCGCAAGGCGCGGGTTCGCCAGTGGTCGGCGCTCTTCTCGATCGACTGCAGCGAGGAGATCAGTCCCTCCAAGTCGCGCTGCATGGTCGTCGAGTCGAAGTTGAAGACGAACGTGTCGTCTCGGATCTCCACGAGGGGCGGCTCTACCCGGATCTCCACGAGGGGCTGCTCGGCCTGTGCCTCGGAGAAGATCGCGTCGATCTCCGCGTCTACGATCTCGTCGTCGAAGAGTACGGGAATGTGAACGTCGATATCCATGTCTTCAGTGTCCTTTGTTCGGGGATCCAATCAGATCCAGTGCCTTGGTGTATCGATCCGCAATCGAATCGCCCTGAGCGAGGCTGCGCTCAAGGTTGTCGTGAATGTCGTGGAACTTGATGAAGTGCCCGTCCGGCGTGCTCGCCGCGCGCTTCACGAAGTCACGGTAGATCTCGCCGCTTTTGCGGGACACGGCCACCACGGCGTCGGCCACGCGCTCACCGAAGCGGCGCGCAATGTCTTCGCGCTGGACACCAGCCACGCCATCGCCGGTCGGCAGCGCGGTCGGGCCTTCGCCGTGCGCGACGTAGGGGTTGGTGTCTTCGATCACGTCGTGGAGTACGGCTGCGATCTGGAGATCCTCGTCACCGCCGTGGGCGCGAACGCGCTCCATCACGCGGAGCGAGTGGAAGATGTGAGGAGTCCCGTCGCGATCAGTCTGCCCGGCGTGCGAGCGGATCGCGAACAGGATCCCTTTGTCCAGTCTGGTCAGTTGTCCTTGTTCGGTCACAGTCAGGCTCCTCATCGGACGCGAAGTCCAGCTCGAATCTCTCGCGGGCGCTGCGCTCTGTCAGCTTCTTCTCGCGACGGTCTTTCATCGGGGGTCCACACCGCTTCATGGCGGTCTCCTTCTTGCCCTACTCCCAAGGCGCGTCGGGCGTGACGATGTCAGTGCCCAGGTTCAGGTAGCCGTGCTCTTCTCGACCGGGATTGTACACGTACAGGAACCGGCCTCCCATGTGCTCGAACTCTTCTTCGAGTCCGCCGCACGCTGCGACCCACTGGTCTGCCTTGGCCGAAAGGGCCACGGTGTACTCCTGGGTCGGGGTTACTCGGCTGCTGAATCGTTCCATGTCGGTCTCCTATGTTGTGGAGTATGTTGCCGTAGGAGCGAACCGGTGTCAACCCTTCTTCACAAAATCGGCATATTCACTGACGCAGTAAATATGCAGGTTTCAGTGAATAAGGGCGTGGTACAAGGCTCCGAAGCCCCAGGCGAACAGCGGCAGAGCGAAGGCGTTCGCAAGGCGTTCACCCTGTGATCGCTTGTCCTCAGCGTAGTTGTGCGTCGAAACGGACACCAGCATGCGCAGACCCAGAGCGTGGGCGATGCCGATCGCTGGCGCTCCCAGAGGCACCACGAACCAGCCCCACAGTTCCACGGTCACGAAGCCACTGAACACAATGACGCAGGCGAACATCACCAACCAGAACACAAACTTGACGAACTTATCCATTAGAACAACTCCGGTGCGTATTTCTTCGTCTGCAGAATCACGTGAGTCCGCAGCTTCTTGAAATCGACAGTGGGGAACTTGTGCTTCTTCAGAGCCATCCACAGCTCTTCGTTCACGAACTCGTGGAACATGGTGCCCAGCAGTCGCGGGATCAGTTGCCCGCGGTGTCGCTCCTGCACTCGGCGAATAGCTTGCTCCATCAAGTCACCGTAATCTTCTCCGGCAAAGCTTCGCGTCGGGCTGGGCTCCACCTGATCCGCGATGTCCTGATCGTACAGCTCGTGCAGGATCTTGAACTTCGTCTTCTCTACCAGTGCCTGGGTCAGGAACTCCTGGGCCATGGCAGCCTCGACTTGGAACTCACCACCCTTCTCGGGAACGCCGAACGCGCGCTTGTTCTCTTCCTTGAACTCGTTGCGAACGATCTTCGCCCAGGGCTGCCGACCGTAACGGTTCTGCCACGCGTAGTTCTTGATGACGATGCCTTCCCCCGCACCCGCACCATCGAGGATCAGGTACGAGTTGTTCTCGGTCTCTCGCGTTAGCTGCTCCTCACTTGGGTTGGTGTAGGTGCACATGGGCTCGATCACATCGAGGCCCACACCGCGGATGGTGGGCTCCCACTGCTCGTAGTGCAGGTAGCGGCCCTTCTCGTTGTCATACACGTCGAACACGTAGAACTTCCGCCACGCCTCTTCGCGGTACTGCTTGAACGTGTGCGGCACAAGCCACTCACCGTAGATCGTCCAGTGGTGGTGCCCCTGGCGCAGGATCTCGAAGAACTTCTGCTCGGCCTCGTTGGTGTGTGCCCAGGCCCAGAAGCCTGCGTTGTCCGACTCCGAACTCAGGGTGCGCGTGCGACTACCGCAGCAGACGTGGGGACCATCTTCGTCGCCCCCGGGCTCGAACCATACGCTGGCGTTGGTGCCATCCAGCTTCGCGAAAACGAACACGTCCCCGATGATCAGCTCGTTCACGTCATCGTGGCCTAGGCGCTCCACGTGGTCGTACTTACGAAACGTCATACTGCTCCTTCTGCTTCTTCGTGGCTCGGCCGGAGTGCCGCACCCAGTACTCGAAGCACTTCTGCTCCAGCGCGCTGTCTTCCTTGTAGAAGAGCGCGGTGTGGAACGTCTCCAGCTCACCCGTCTGCGTGCCAGCCAGAGCGTTCACGAAGAACTGCCCCAGGCGTAGCGAAGGGAAGTCACGCCACATCCGGTAGATGTTCTGCGAGATTTCGTGCTGGTCGTTGTTGCGGTACTCCGACTCGTGGTGCTTCGGCCGCGCGTGCGGTTGACTCGGTCGGCATTGTCGTCTCGCCATGACTACCCCTTGACGCACACGCGTGCACGTAGAGTGTGCTTGATCGAGACCAAGTCCTTCTGGGCCTCCATCACTGCATCGATGTCCTTGTAGGCTCCGGGCGTCTCGTCGATGACACTCTCGTCCTTCCGACACTCGACTCCCTGCGTAGCCTTCACGTGGTCTTCCACCGTGAACGTCTTCCGGGCCTTGCCGCGCGACATGCGTCGCCCAGCTCCGTGGCTGCACGAGTGGAAGGCCTTCTCGTTGCCCAGTCCTTCCACGATGTAGCTCCGCGTGCCCATCGAGCCCGGGATGATGCCCATGACACCCTCGCGGGCCAGGACTGCGCCCTTGCGCGTGACGAACACGTTCTCCCCGTAGTGGTGCTCGCGAGCGACGTAGTTGTGGTGGCACTCGACGATCGTCTCGCCGCCATACTCACCAACCCAGCCGAACGAGCCGCCCAGGTGCTTCATCGCGTTCATGACGTTGGTCATCATGATCTGACGATTCAGTTCGGCGTATCGCTGCGCCCACATCACCGCTTCCCAGTACTCGTCGAAGCCCGGCGTGCCTTCGGGAAGGAACGAGAGGTTCGAGTCTTCCAGATCCACGAAGTAGGCCTCGCACGTGGTCTTCGCCTTCGCGATGAAGTGCTGTCCAATGCGATTGCCGATGCCACGCGAACCAGAGTGCAGCATGAGCCACACGTTCTCGTCTTCGTCGAAGCAAATCTCGATGAAGTGGTTACCGCCGCCCAGCGTGCCTAGCTGGCGCTGTGGCGTGCCCCACTTCCCGATGCGCGGGTTCTTCGTGACGATGTCATGGAACGCACCACACAGCTCGTTGTTCCAGTGCTTGACCGCCAGTGCGTGTGGGTCGCCCCAGGCACCGCGATCATTCGCGCCGCCGTTGTCCGTGCGTCCGTGCGGAACGTGCTTCTCGATCGTCGCTCGCACTTCCTCAGCACGGTCGTTCAGCTCGTCCGCGCTCACGCCGGGAAGCTTGCGTGCCAGCATGCCGCAGCCAATGTCCACGCCTACTGCAGCGGGGATGATCGCGCCGCGCGTCGGGATGACGCTGCCGACCGTGGAGCCCATGCCCCAGTGCACGTCGGGCATGACCGCGAGGTGCTTGTAGATGAACGGCATGTCGCGCGTCCGCAAGAGCTGCTCGAAAGCCTCCTGCTCTACCTCGACCCCATTAGTCCAACCAAAAATCGGCTTCTTGTTCTTGCCCGGGTTCAGATTTTCCATTTCCGTTTCTCCATTGTCTATTCCGACTCGTCTTGCACCAGCCAGTACTCGTAGAGCCCGTTGTTCACGTAGTCTTTCCGAATGTCGTGTGAGCCATGCCTGGGCTTCCGAAGATGCCGAAGCTGCGCCGAGATGGACGCGGGCGGGTCACCCGTGATCTCTTCCAACCGCCGCAGTGTGAACCGCAGACCCGTCTGCATGACCTTCAACACACGATCCCGCTGTGCGAGCAACCGAAGGTCATCTCGCTTGGGTAGGTAGTCCGATCCGTTGAAGTGGCTCACTGCACGATCTCCAAGATGTAGCGAGAACCAGCCTTTCCGGTCCAAGCGATCATGATGGTCCGAAGTGCATCTGCAGTTCGTCCCTGTTTTCCGATGACCTTTCCTCGGTCGTCGGGGTCGACGTAGAGCACGAAGATCGTCATGTCTTCGGCTTGGGTCACGGTGCACCGAACTTCGTTCGGGAGGTCGACCATGCGTTGCACGATGCTCACGAGTACACACTCGATCGGCACCAGATCAATCGTCTCGTCCGTGTTGGTCATGACCTCCCCTCGAAGATGTGCCAGACCCACTGGGAGTCGAAGAAGGTTGCGACGAACTCGCCGTACTCACACGCGTCGAACTCGCGCCCGGTTCCGACCATGATGAACTTCCGGGTCTGTCGACCCTTCACCTCGTTGTCGACCTGTGCCCACATGCACACGCTGTTCGCCTGCATGGCGACCTTGCGAATTTCTGAGTGGGAAGGCATCTCTACCTCGGTGGTGAAGACGCCATCGCCGACCTCCTTCAGGTCGAGCGAAAACTTGTGCATCACGTTGTGTGTCGATATCCGCATTCTGGATGGACTCCTGTTCGTTGTTCGTACGGGGAGGGGCCGAGGACCGCGCGATCAACGCGTTCCCTGGCGATGAGGCTCCAGAAGAAGAAGACCACATGAATCGTTCCCCAGACCCAGCGTCCTTGGGAGAAGGCCAACGCGGCGAGCGCGAAGCTCAGGTACATGCCGAAGCTGTACCCCCAGCGTGGGGCGTGTGCGTAGGAGCGTATGCGCGACGCGGCCTCCGACAGGATGTTCCCATCGGGATCCTCTCCCTCCGGGCCTGTCGAAGACTTCCGGGTGGATCCACGGTGATCAACCGCAGACTTCCCGGCACCTCGTCGCACGTTCTTTTTGGCGTGCTTGAAATCGATGACTGTTGCCATGTGATCAGAGTAACCTAAGTTGGAGGGTACGTCAACCAGTTCCGATGCGACTTCGTGCCAGATCGGGATCGTTGATGACGCTGCACCGGATCAGCTCGACTCCGCGCTCCTCAGCCAGGGCCGCAGCCTCAGCGAAGGCGTACTTCGGGTCATCCAGGCGATCGCGGAAGGGATCGTTGTCGTGGTCGATGATGATCCGCTTCACCCCGGCGTCAGCCATCGTCTTCACGCAGTTGTAGCAGGGCGTGCCCAGGGTGAGCACCGTGTGAGGCTTCGCCCCAGTGCTCGCACACTCGGTGATCACGTTGACCTCGGAGTGGGTGGAGAGTTCCAGCCGCGCGTCTCGTGTCAGTGTCTCGGGCGCACCATGCTCGATGAAGTTCGCGCGGATCGCCCGCACGTCTCCTCGTGTGCATACCGCGACCGCGGCAGTCTTCGTCACCGGGTCGTTCGAGTACTCGCAGTGGCCGCGAAGGTAGTCGAACAGTTGGTGCACCTTGTAAGTCTGGATGTTGGACATTAGAAATCCTCTCTGATTGCTCGCCAGTTGGGATCGGGAACATCCTGTTCCACGGTCCAGTTCAGCCATCCGCCGTAGTAGCCGTTGCTCTCGTTGCGGTAGTCGATGTCGATGCGGTGCCCGCGCGTGGTGATCAGCGAGATGCCGTAGAGCGCGAGGCATTCGTAGCCCTCATCGTCCACGTTCTTCTGCGTCGCCAGTTCGGGGTTGCAGTCCACGCGGTCGACGACGGCACCGATCGCGCCCTCAACACCAGAGACGTGCTCGACCCACGAGTGGCTGCAGCAGTCCCCTTCCGGCGAAGCGTAGATCACGCTGTTGTCGTCGAACGAGAATGCAACGTCACCATCGCGATGCCACACGCCAGTGATCGTCTTGCCCACGAAGTGCTTGAGGTTCTCTTCGTGATACCCAGTGAGCTGTTCGAGCATCTGCCCCAAGCCCTTAACCGTTCCCCGTTCGACCGACACGATCGTTCCTCCCGCGTTCAAATCTATTGCTCTTGATCTCGAAGTGCATGACGCTCTTGTCAGACACCACGTTGGACAACACGAACAGCTCATCGAGCTTCAAGCCCGAATGAGAGTTCTTGGCCCACTGGTCACTCAGCGGATCGTCGAGAAGCTCCCGAAGAGACAGCGACTCTCCTGACGCCATCTTCTCAAGCTTCGAGTCCCAAACCGAGGGAGTCGATGATCGCCTGAATCGACTGCTCCGAGATGTCGCTCTTGCTGTCGGGATCGACGCAGGCAGCGTGTGCGTCACCATCGTGGACGCCCTGGTGGTACGCGACTGCAAGGAGCGGACGCAGTGTGTCCAAAGCTTGAGAAGCTGCCTCGTGCGCGAGTTTCGATCCCGGGTCATCTGACGGCTCCCAGTGCTTTGCCAAGCTGCGAAGCTTCGCCCACGCCGATTTGCTCTTGACCTGTTCTTCGGAAGTCATGGTGCACCTCAGTCATGTTGTCCGATCGCTTCCGCGTAGCACGCGACCACGCGAGCGTCGGCCCACTCCCTGTCGGGACTGTTCGGCAGCTTACTCGACTCCATAGCCACGTCAAGCTGCTCCATTCCATTTTCGATCTCTTCGGCGACTTCCTTGTACGGTCGCTCGCCCAGGCGGATCTTCAGAAGTGCGTCAGCGTTGTGCCTGGGGAACGTGATCACTCCCGTGTCCAGCAGTTCGCAAGCCTGATCTTGGATCCGCCGCGCGTGCATCAGCGCCTTCCAGTCGATGCCCTCGTTGTTCATCGCCGCACGGCTGCGCTCGCCGTACCGCTGCCACAGGTGCTGGTACATCTCCAGAGCCTTCTCGATCGGCAGCGTGAACGGCGCGAGCTTCCCGCAGACACTGAGGTGCTTCACCTCGTGGCCTTCGCGGTTGTACCGGCTCTCGATCTCGATGTGCTCCCTATCGAGCAGTCGATCCTCGATCATGTGCTGGAAGTCGATCACACGCGCACGTCCGGCCATCGGACGCGGAAGCGTCTGCATGTCTTGGAACACCTCGACCGCAGCCTTCGCCGCAGCCATGCGCGAGCCCTTGATCCCGTACTTGTTTGCCTGGGATCGGCAGTAGCCCACGAACGGCGCGATCGATCGGGAGATCAGCTTGTCGCGATTCCCAACGATGATGCGCCAGTGGTTGCTCGAACCCGTGTAGAACGCCTCGGGCACGAAGAGCATGTCGATGGCAACAGTCTGCCCTTCGCACGCGAGCTTCATGAACCCGTGCAGGCTGAACTCTTCCACGTCGATGTCGCCGACCTGATTCTTCGAGCGATCGTTTCCCGTGCTGCGGTTGCGCGAGACCTTCGTCGCACGCTGCAGCAGGAGATCCTTCGTGGAGGGAATGAAGACTGCCTTGAAGTCCATGTCGCTGTCCGGCGTGTTGGTGCCATAGACGTGCGACCCGAACTGCATGTGGGCCAGAGTGATTTCTTCCATGTTAGTCCCGGTTGTTCTTTCTGTTGTGATGGTCAACGATGTGTGGCTTCCGAACGCTCAGCATCTCAACCACGCGGTCGAACGAGATCATGCCCTCGTCCCAGCCGATCCACTTGCAGTCGATGCCCACGTCCATGCGTGCGCCCTTGGGCGGCAGCGAACCGTGGGAGTGCCCGTGCAGATGGAACGAGCCGTGGTGATGGTTGCGCCAGACCTCGAACGCGTAATGGCTCAGCATCACTTGGAAGCCCTTGTGCTTCAGCTCGTAGTAGTCCCGCACCATCGCCCAGCCATGAGTCTTCTTCAGTTGCTTCGAGTGGTCGTGGTTGCCCTTGATCAGGATCTTGTTCCCAGGCAGCCGCGAGAGGATGCTCGAAGTGCGCCCGGCGTTGTGGAACGAGAAGTCCCCAACGAAGTAGACCGTGTCGCCACGCTGCACCTTCTGGCACCAGAGACTGATCATGCACTCGTCCATGTCGTCCACGTTCTTGAACGGACGATTCGAGTACTTGATCACGTTCTCGTGACCGAAGTGAAAGTCTGCAGCGAACCAGATGCTCATTTCAGTTTCCCGTGTGTTGCAGCTCGTAGCAGTCGGGCTCGTGCCCGGCCTTGCCGCATGTGTCGCATCGCTCCAGCATGACGATGACCTTGTCCTCGACGCCAACGCGATCGAAGATGCGGTTGTCTTCCATGAACTGGGTCAGGTCGGCGTCGTCACCGGCTACTCGATGCCCGATCTGCTTCCCGAACTTGTCGCGGAGTAGAACCCCAACGCTCATTAGTCTTCCTCCGTCCATCGCTCGCGCGTGTCCACCATCGCCATGCGCGTGTTGGTTGGCTCGACCGGCAGCTCTCCCCGCTCGCAAGCCAGAGAGTGGTAGTCGGGGCCGGTTGCGCCGCACGTCTTGCAAACGCGACCATCGGGGTACTCACCACCGATGCCGAATACTTCCTTGTTGGGAATTCCAACAGCCATCCAATGCTCCTTCTCAGATCTTCAAACGCGATTTTGGCACAAGTTGCCAAGTACGTCAACAGGTTCCTCTTGGGGAGCGCAGATTGTCGGCCCTCAGCGGCAGCCTGCGCCCAGCACCGTTGCATGTCAGCCAGGAGCGCAGCCTGCAGGCGGACGCACTGGGGGTCATCTAGGTGCTTGTCGAGGTGTGCCGCCAGCCCGGCGCGGGATCCTTCCCACCTGCAGGGTTCGCACACGCCGTGGCCCATGACGTGGAAGTACTGCTTCACTGGGACGCCGCGTGCTGGAGGCACCAGCGCCGAACCCAGAAGCGGTTCCAGCAGATGGCGCTCTCCCAGTCGTCCGGCCCGTGCCCCAGGTACATGCCGAGGTGGTCGTGCCACTTGACGACGTAGCCCTCGGGCAGCGGGGGCAGGCACCCGAAGTTCACGATCACGCTGCCGTCACCGTGCATTGCGGTACGTCTCCTGCAGCCCGTGGAAGATCGACATGCTGGAGACCGTGCGGTCCTCACCATCCTCGACCCGCCTGAGCTTCGTGTAGAACTCGCCCTCGTGGCCGGTGACCTCCCAGTCCTGGCCGGAGACATGCACCACCTCGCCAACGACGTACCGGCGCTTGGTGGGAGGCGCGTGCACACGTGTGCTTCTGCCGTACGAACGCTTGCTCACAGTAGCTTCTCCCGAATGATCTTGATCGCCTGCAGGTGGTCGTGCACGTGAGTGCCACCGCCCCATTGCTTGTCGACGATCAGCTTCGCGGAGCTGGGCCACCACTCCACGGTGTGTCCGGCCTTGGCGAAGATCCAATGGTGCCCGTCGTTGTGCACGGTGAGGCGGACGCCCTCGCTGGCGCACCACTCCCGCACCTCGTCCAGGCGCTTCTCGTTGGTGGCGAGGCGTCGAGCGTGCCGCTCCCCAGGCTCTTCACCGTGCTTGTACGGCACGAGCTTTGAACTGCCCGCCTTCTTGCTATCGCCGTACCGGCTCATCCGCCGCCACCCATCTCCTGCTGGCACGGGCGACAGTCGCCGTGCGACATCTCGGTGTTGCCCCCACACCGGGGACAGCTTCGCGTCGCCTGCCGCTGGCAGCAGCACTGGCCGCGGAAGTCGCGGATGTTGCAGTGCACGTGCTGGCCCACCTTGCAGGGCATGCAGATGCCCATCAGTCGCCCTCTTCGTCGAAGGTCGTCTCGATGGCGTCGCCGACCACGTCGTCGATCTCGATGTTCAGCTCGACGTTCAGATACTCGCGCTCCGTGTGGAACACGCCGTAGAGCGACTCGATGCGCTCGTGGTTGCCGCCGAGGATCGCCTCGTCCAACAGGACCGCCAGCTTCTCGACTCGTGACTTCGTCTTTCCTGTGCTCATTCGTCAACTCCTATTACATGGAACTTTCCAAAACGATTGTCAATGTAGACCGCGATCGGGGGTAGCCGGTCCCTGGCTGCCTCGACTTTTGCCACGCTCGACGTGGGCCTCGTCAGGCATCTTCAGACGGCAGGCTTTTCGGGTGTATCCCGTGGGTCCAACAGCCCCGATCGCGTTCTCCTGTCTCGCGGCTTGGCGTGCCGCGTTTCACATTGGACCCCAGGCGCTCTCAGCCGGGAGCCACCCCGGCCTCACTCATCGAGAACCTGAAGCCCGCCGACTCCTGTGAGAAGGAGCAGGCATCGGCTGTCCGGCAGTCCATTACCGGGTGCCCGTGCTTCGAGATGGACCCTACGTCAACGTATGCGAGCTGTCAAGGGAAATCGAAACTTTCTCGCAGAGGGGAGCCCTCGCCCAGGTTTTCGACCGGGGTGGGGTCGTTTTCGACGCACCGTCGGTTTATGCGCTCTGGGGCATAAACGCCGAATATACCCTGGAGCGCATAAGGATCCTTGTGCCCAGACAAGCTTTCTTGTGCTCGCGCCTGGGCAATCGGCAAGTGCACACGTGTGCACGTTTCTGGTGGCGCAAGTACTGTGCCAACTTTTTTCGGGCCTCAAATGTCGCAGTGAGCCACAGCGGGGTCGAGCGCGAGCGAGCGCGCCGCGGAGCGCGGGGGATTGCAAGGATCGTGCCACCCAAACCGTGGGTCGTGTGACCCAGTCACTGGGTGGGCGCGTCTAGGTGCACACGATGTGCATCTGGCGACCGTATGGTACTGTCTCAATTGACGTACGTTCCCGTGGTCCCGCCCCGAGACGTGCCAGCCTGGTAGCGCGCTCGCTGCCGCTCGCCTGCGCAGCGGTTGCTGCCATCTTGCCGGTGAGCGCCTGCCCGAAAACGTGAGCGAAATCAGGCAGTTGCGAGGCTAGTTGCCTGCTCGTGATGGATTATAGTTGCGCATTTCGTTGCGTGCTTATGAGAGCCATAGTTGCGCATGTATTGCGACTCGTAATTGAAACGTAATGATTTCGCATAGTTAGCAATGGAGTTGCCAGCCAATGAGCGTATGCAATCGGCATGCCATAGCGTAGCCTGCCCTAGGGCCCATGCCTCAGCCGCACGCAGGCAATGCGCAACTACGTGACGCAATGCGTCATCGGCCCGATTGGCATGCCGCTTGCATAGGATGACGCGTCGCGTCACGCGTAGCAGGCTCGGCCTCAGCAGCACGCAGGCAATGCGCAGGCAATGTGCAACTTCGCTTCTTTTCCGGCCGCGTGGATGGGCCGTGAGTTGCCTATGTATTGCGCACATATGAGCGCCCCAGGGCACTGGGGCAGTGATATCTGAGAAAACGTCAATAGATACAATGGGTTAGGGGCGGTACTGCCTGTGGGGGTGTGATTTCTGCTTGTTTGTTGCCTATTGGTGGGTCTGGTATTCGGCCGCATGCCTACCTGCGCATGAGTTGCCGGTCCCAGGCAAGCGCCATGCCATGTGCAACTTTCCTTCTCTAGTGTGCAACTCTGGGTTTGGTGTTCGGCCGCATCCGTAGTTGCACATTAGATGCACATGGCACAGCGTTTGCATATGCGCCCGATGGCATGCGCCTTGCATAGGCGCGCGTTGGCATGCCGCTTGCCTGGGGTAGGCAACTCAGGTGCACATCATGTGCATCTATGCCCTGCCCTGGGGCGGGCCCTGCCCTGGGGC